GGTGTTTTAAAAATAATTTTTTCCGAATCCGGGATGATTCCGATCAATCGACCCCCGGGTTTCACCCGTCTTTTGACTTCTCGAAGAGTTGACATGAATAAATCGCGACTTTCAAATATGTAATGTAAAGCAAAATTATAACACACTACATCGTATTTGCGATTTGGACATGCTCGAATGTCTCCATGGTAAAAATTAACTCTCATCTTCATATTCTTAGCCCGTCTTTTAGCTTCTTCCAACGCCTCTGTATTTGGTTCGCACATGTTGATATTGACTTTCATCTTAAACCATTTTTGAAGATCCCCACCGAATCCACATCCGACATCGAGTACACTTATTCCGGGTTCACAGACACTCTCGATGAGCACCCGTTTTTCGTTATTATGTAATCGACGCAACTCCTCCATACTTTGTAAACTGATAAAAACTTTAATTGAGTAACTGACTTAAGTTTACTAGCTTAAAGTTTTCGTGCATTAAATATTCATAATGTCTCTTGAACAGGATTATACAACCGTCCCCGGTCAGCTTTTTGCGTGCCTTAGCATCGTTGGTCCCGAGTGTCCCCAAAAGAATGATAAGTTTGGAATCAAGATTCGAGGCGCTTTCAGTACCCGTGATGAGGCAGCTTCCCATGCGAAGCGTCTTCAAAGGGAGGATTCAACCTTTGATATTTATGTGGTTGATATGTATAAGTGGCTCTTAATTCCTCCCGATCCTGCAGCTATCGAAGATTCACATTATACCAATGAAAAGCTCGAAGAGCTTATGACGGGTTATAAGGAGAACCAGGCCCTGGCTGCGCAGATGTTCAACGAACGTAAGCGTGATATGGTTGAATCGGCCGTGTACGATAAGCCCGGTGATGAGAATTCTAGGTTTTACACCAAGCCAGATGAACCCCCTATCAGCCACCCTGCAGATATTATCGAACGTCTCAAGAGTGAGACACCGGATGCTCCGATGGAAGAGCTCGTGAAGAAAGCTGATGAGATTGTAGCGGGCGAGATAGAGGAACGTAAGAAGAAGCGTGAGGCTGAACTTTCTATTCCCGAAGAGCCCCAACTCGGTGAGATTACCGAGGCGAAGGATGACGGTGAAGAGGTTACTTCTAAGGCGTAAAAAAATAAAAAATAAAAAATTAAAAACATATTGTGATCATATTATTAAAAAAAATATACCTTCTTAATAATACGATGGCAACAGACTATAAAGAGCGCGTCGAAAAAGCTCTCGCAGACCAGGCTGAAAATGATAAGAATGCAGAACCACGTGAGGTCGGATACGTTGGTTTTGGTCACCCCAAAAATTTTAGGATAACGCGTATAAGTGCATTAGATGATGAAATGTCGATGGCTTCTCAAGTAGTTACTGATGGTGTAATTAGACCCGCAATTACTAGAAGATCGGAAAAACTTTTAGAAGACGAAAGCATATCAGTAAAGGACTTCTTACCCGCCTCACCCGGGGCGAAGGATAACTGGTTGCATAGTCTTACCCATGAAGAAACCTAAAATAAAGGCTACAAATATAACTATGTATGCAGCCTTATCCAGAGAATTTAGAAAATCTGGAACTCTCGGGCCATCTGACATGTGTTGAGGTGGATACATAAAAGGCGGTGGAGGGGGTTGCATGTAGAACTGTTGGTCTGTCTGCTCCTGGATGGGTTCGTCCGCCTGTTTATCGTCGATAAGCTGCGGGCTGTACTCTATGGGATTTCCTAATTCCGTTTCCATATGATAATTAATATGTCTATTTTTTTAAGCCTGATATTCCTCAACAGATTCTTCGTCATCATCAATGAATCCTTTTAGATTACCGTTCTCATCTGCTTCACTGTCCGAACCGTCGTCCTCGGTATCAGTCTCCGTTTCACAAAGATCTTCTTCACCGGAGTTATAATCCGTGTCGTATTCATCGTCGGAATAATCGTCGTCGCACACATTTTCCGTGGGCTCTAACCGTTTAGGCTGCCTGGAAACCCGCCCGGATCGCGTTGAAATAGGCTTAGCTGGCGTCATGTATAATTAACGTGCAAGTTTCTTTTAAATGACTTTATTACGCTAATGCAGATAGTATATTATCCGTTATGATGTATTCTCTATTCCTGCACGAACAGGTCTGTGTGATCCTATTCTTTGTGATTTTGAACTGCGTATCCGTAGAATTACACTTCGTACACTTTAAATCCGTGTAGACTATACGCTGAAATTTTGATTTTTTCGTTACACTCTTTACAGTCAGGGGTATATTCGTCATATTTTTATTGATGAAGGTTTGTAACATGTTGACGCCTTTTACTGTATCCTCTTTCTTTACTTCGGGACAAACCTGACACGTTAACTGTGGTGTATCGTATAATGATGCTTTGTATCCATCTTTATACAATTCTCTAAAAATTGTGTCTGGTAAACGGTGTTTCCGTCCGTAAAAATCTTTACAAAACCCGAACCGTCTACCTCGCATAGTTTCACACGTACAAAAACATCTTTGTGCGATCGTATGACCCTCGATTCTAAACCATACATGATTCGATGCATGTGATCTCTGCATATTTTCACAGTATTTAGAGTTGGTAGATACGAGGTAATTATTCTTATCTTCGTACACTTTCGTTATTTGCGCCGTTTCCTGACCCTGTAAGTTTTTTTGTACGAACGCTTCAATATCTTGTATGATCTTTTCATCTGAGAAGACATTCTTCGTTTCGCGTAAGGTAAAACCACCTTCCATACGCGTCGAGCCCTGTACAATAATGGGTGTCGTGATTTCTGATCGAAGAGTTGCCATTTGCATAATCTCTAGACTCGGCTTTTGATCATGGATATGAGAGAGCGAAGAATTTTCGTGTGAGTACATGAAGACGGGTCTATATTCGCCTTCGATTATCTTGCCTTTATCACACGACGCACATCCACGCCCTTCGCATGCATCGTGTTTAGCCTTTTTATGAGACCACGGCATACGAAACCCACTCCCCTTTACATTACGTCTCCCACCGCCATACACAGCGGTATCTACTATATCGTCCCACGGTTTTCCGGGAAACAGTAAAGACAAAGACGATGAGATATGTGAATGAAGAGCCATGGCCGATCCGTGATCAACTACGAAATTGGGCCAGTTCATATGAATTCCGTGCTTGATTTTATCTCGTGAAGGTTTAGGTTCAGCTACAGATATGAGTACATCTTTTCCACCATAATGCGTCACTCGGTCACAAATCGTTCGAACATATTCTTCCAACCTTTCGAAGGATAATTGTTCGGTGTCCTTGTAATCCAGATCCACGAAAAAATTAAACGTATCCGTTTTTTGTTCGACGACAAATAACTTTTCACCTTCCGTTATACATTTTACGTACATAACGTAAAAATCATTCAACCTATCAAAAGGAACAGATAGACGACCACCGTCCATGAGCACATGTGATAGATTGGAGCCCTCCTTAAAGGTAAACCCTTGTTTTTGACACCAAGATCTAAACATACTTACTTGATTATATACTTACTTTTTTAATACTCTTCTTCACGCCAGACGGAACTTCTCCAAGAAACATCCCTCAACTCTTCTTTCTCCATATTCAATTCTTTCTTTAAGACCATGAGTTCGTATACCGTCTTATCCTTGACTTCTTCGAGATATTTATCAGCCCTACTTTCACTGTAAGCCTTCCTATCTATGAGTACTTCTTTGATTTGCTGAAGGATGTAGTTCTTCGACTTCATTATTTTATAGAGAAGGTTTTTCTATTAAGAGAAGTCACGCATGCATAAAACTCTGGATTTTCTAACACGTTTGTTACTATTCGTTCCCAACGTCTACGCTGGTTAAATTCTCCTAAAGTGTCAAAACTCATAAAATCATTTTCATCGTATGTACGTTTCATATGTATCTTTTTTGTATGCATTTTGTATTTCTCTTCATTAAAGCGGCGAACGAGTTCGAGTTGTTCCGCTTTAGGATAGTCGACGAAGAATACGAACACCGTGTATTCTAGCTCTACATCGGGCTCCTCTTTAACGTTAAACGAATAACTCGTATACTCGCCATTTTTTAGCGAAACGACTCCTCTCGTCTCTTCTTCTAATTCTCTTAGTGCACATCGTAAAGGGCAGAATATTTCCCGCCGCCTGCATCCACCCGTGACAAAAATCCACTCTTTAAATCTTTTATCTCTCACCGTTAGAAACCGGGGGGTTTCGCCAGCAAACGTAACAGGAATCGCAATAGCTTTATGTTTTTTCATTGCACATTAGCCTCTATAATCACCTGATAAGATTATTGGGGCTGAATCATCTCACTTGAACGCGTAATGCGCTTTTCGGGAACCATAGATGGTTCCTCCTCCATGACCTCAATCTTTTGAGCGGGTGTCTCTGGTGGAGGCATCATACTCGAGGCGGCCGCGGCGTTCATGTACGCCTGCGACTCTTCAACTTCACGCTCGATGAAACTCTTAACCTGATCAATTTCTTCTCTGGATTTCTTGAGTTCCCTGTATAAATAAGCCGTTGCGACAACGCAAATAACGACGGCAGTAATGATCGCCGTATCACGGTCGAGACCGAACAACATGTGTGATTTAAGAATGTGTTTTGTTTTTAAGTAGATACAATGGCGCCCATTTTAGAGCTTTCACCTTCTGGACACGGGTATCCGTGTTGTCCAAATTGGATCTCCTGATAATGTGCATCCTTGCACGGAGCATTATCGACTGGAATATATTTATTAAGTGTTCCGGATTTAGGATCGTAGGTGATCATAAAAACGAAAATTATGAGAAAAAGGAATACCCACATTTAATATTATACGGGAATTTAGTTGGAATACATTAATCCGCCCATACCTTGCTCTATACGCATGATATTGTAACCGACCGCGTAAATGTCAGACTTGAAGGTACCTTTATCCGTCACGAGACGAGCCGAGTCAACACGGGAAAAGTTCAACTCGCCGGTAGGTTGGAGCTTGGCGGTGTCCAGGCAGAAAGGGTAGAGGAAATGATTGTCAAGATTGCCGTTGAAATCGGCAAACGGTGTGTGATAGTAGAGAGAACCGGAGGTGTAATGCGGGTTCGCGAGCTTGGAATCACCAACATCGGTACCGTTGATCTGAAGCTTCGTCTTAGCTTCGGCGGTACCGACGAAATCCGCGGCATCGGTGCGGTACGAGCAGAGGAACTTGATGGGGTGGTTGAACGAAAGCTCCTGAACAGCGGATTCAGACTTAATAGCCTTCTGCGTTTGAGTGATGAGCATGTTCTGAGGGGTCGACGCGAGAGTGGTACGTTCATCAGTGTCAAGGTAGATGAACTGAGCGTGAACCTCGTACGCATCACTGGCGAGACTAGTACCCCACGTGATTCGAAGCTCCACATCGTGATATTGCAAGGCCACTAAAGGAAGGGCAGACTGTGCGTTCTCACAGAAAGAGAATCGTAAAGGGTAAATCTTGGTAGT